TAAAAAGAATCCTTTATCCCTGACCATTTACTATCCGCCAAGCCACCCAAATTGAAATTTTGAAGAGGAATTACATTTGAAGCCGGCATAAGATTAATTATAGCCTATTAGTAAGGTTTCGGTTTTCTTGTCCAGGTAGAAGAAGCTTTCCCCCCCTTAATCCAGGTAGCCACATTCTTAACAATTTTAGTGAAAGTAGCAGTCGGTTTTGCTGTTTTACTGAAAGTATCATCAACATAGCGAGCCAAATTAGCACCTCCGTAACTTGCTCCACCAAAACCAAACGCACCATAACTTCCGCTACCGTAATTTACAATTGTTACAGGAAGACTTTTAGCCTTTTTAGTGAACGTGGCTGTCAATTTCGCTACCTTCGTCCAGGGACTAATGAGAAGGCCGTTTAGATAGCGCCGGATCGAATCAAAGAGATTAACGGTATCTGAGAGTGATTTACCCACTAACTTTGTTATACCGGTATCTACCATTGTCAGGGTATCGTTAAAAGTTCTATAAAAAGTACGAAGAAGGGTAATGGTTTCGGACATGATGACAGTTTCGGAAAAAACCTTCTGAATATACCTAGATATTGTATCGGAGAGGACAATGGTGTCACTAAAAGTTCTGTACTGAGTTTTTAGAGTAACAAAGGTTTCAGAAAGAATAACGGTGTCGGCAAACGCCCTCTGCATGGCTTTTGCGATAGTTTCGGACATAATTACCGTATCAGAGAAAACTTTTTGAATATATCTACTAATGCTGTCGGCAACGGTAATTGTCTCAGAGAATGGTTTAGCAAGTAGTGAACTGAAAGTATCGGCTACTATTACCGTTTCGGCTAAGGATCTTTGAATATACTTAGCAAAGGTTTCGGACATAGTAACAGTATCTGAGAGAGTTCTTTGAAGGTACTTGGCAAAAGTCTCAGACATAGTGACAGCATCATCAAAAGTCCGGGCAAACACTATTTCAATGGTATCGGCCAGGATAACGGTATCATCCAGGGTCTTAGTCCAGTCTGTGTAGTAGGCGGGGATTCCACCGTAGCTTATTTCTCCGTAAGAATTGTATCCGTACATGCATTTTTATTTATAGTTACTTTTAAAGATTATCTGATCTTGATAATTGTGTCCATCCGGTTGCCGCTTTAAAAAGAACGATTTTATCAGCTTGGTTGGTCATTACAAAATCACTACCTATTCTTAAACCACTTACGTGTTTAACCGTAACCACACGAGCTGAGGTAACAGTTTGTAAAATTAAAATATCTCCAATCGCCCCTCCATTTATTGTGTCTAAATCATCAGTTCCTGCATCTTCAAAAGTATCAACTTGGTGGTAACTGTGAGTGACTGTTATCTCTCCATCAGTGTCTATGGTTAATTCCGCTCCTTCACCAAAATTAAGCTTGGCAACTGTTATATCTGAGTGTGTTCCATCATCATCATGTTCGGTCTCAAATATAGCATCCTGATCGTCTAAAATTTTCTTCGTAATTGCTAAAAATACCTCATCTCCCGCTACAATAGTCCTGGGATCTGAACTCTCCTGCTCTCTAACAATAGTAAAAGTATCACTTGTCAATGCCGTCACTCTCACAATTTCTGAATTGGCAAGAGTTGGAACTTCTCTGAAAGGTTTAACTACAAGATTATATTCTTCGACTGCTGGATCCGGGAACCTAGCACCATGTCCGGAAGTCAAAATCAATTCAGTACCACTAGCGGCGGGGGTAGGAGCAGTTAAAACCGTACCATAACTAAAGTTCTTACGATTGTCCATGTCTAATTATAGACTATTTGATTTAGGTAGTGACCTTGATATTGTGTGTGATCTGCAAACTGTCGCCCGATACCACATTCACGGCTGAAAACAATTGCCTAGCCGCCAATACTCCACCGGAAGAATTATTATCCAAAATGCCTTCCTCAGTAACAGCAAAAGTGCCGGTAAAAGTGAACGTCTTAATCCATCTTTCAGTATCCCCGGTAGTAGAATCTGTTTGATTAGATACCGAAGCGGCCCCTCTTTCTCCACCATTAGTTGTTATTTCTGAATTTAAAGCAGTATCACCAGCGGCAGGGCCACCGGCTCCTATTCCAATAGCAATAGCCGTCATTGGTGAAGTTGTTGTTCCCCCCAGCTGATCTGCTACAGCGGCCTTACCAACGGTAGGAACTAAATTACTCTTGACAGCCTGATTCGTCCATCTTCCGGTTATAAAAGGGATTCTCAGATCAATTCTAAAAACCTTAGAAAAGAAAGACCAAACAAAATTCTCAGCAAATATAGGCTTAGAAGCCCAATCAAGAAGGACACCCACATCCTCTTTAGCGCTTACTAGGCCACTCAGCATAGCTTCTTTGACTGCGTATAGCTTGGCTGTATCAAAAAGCCTTCTGGACACCGTTCCTTTAAGCCCTGCCTCACTATTAAATACTTTTGTTTTCATTTCTTTACCACCTTTTCAATTGCTTCCTCTTTGTAAAAACTAACACCATGTACAATCTTTTTCTCTTTAATATCAACCTCTTTGGAAGTAACTTTATATGTAAAACTTTCCCCATCATAGGAAAAGCCTAAAACTTCATGCTCCTCTTCGCTCGAATCTTTTATGTCTAAAACCTTATCGCCAACATTAAATTTCTGTTTTGTCTCCTTAACCATATTCAATTATCCTTGTTTAATCAATAAAAATCAATAGTCCTGACCATCATTACCTCTGCTGGAAGCCGGAGGAAGATCCCCAATAACCTCTCGATCCAGGTTTGCCGGTTTGAGTGAAGCTATTGCCTCAGCCTTATCATCTTTATAATTTTTTTCTGTTTCGCTTAAAGGAATCGGTTTTTCACGACTTTCCTTGTAATCAATAATTACTCCGGTAGCCCAAGTCCTATGCATTTCTCTCGGTATTCCGTGTGTGGTTGTAGACGGATCCTGACTCATATCACTAGTAGCACTCAAATCACCTATAGCTGTAGGCCAAGTATTACACCAAACCCTCAAACCATCAGTAACATCGACAATTGACCCGGAATAAATCATCAGGGACTTTCTCAAAAGATCGAATCTCGCACCATAAAGGTTTCCCTTGCTTACCCTGGAATTATTAAATCTTGCAGTGATATCAGCCTCAGTTGTAATTGGAGCATCGTACTGAGTCATATCAAACTCTTCAAGTTCAATGTAGTTAGTTTCATCTAATTTAGCCTCAACGCGCTTGAAGCTAGAGAGTATATCTTGGGGTAGGGGATAGTCTCTCTGATCTACTACTAGGTCTGTGTACTGTGGGATCAATAAAATGTCCTCATCGGCCTCTAAGATAGCCTTAGCAAGCTCGTCCTGCCTAACCGCCATCAGAGCAAGGATCTGGGCATCAGTAAAAGTTGTCGAACTAGTGCGTGTCTTGAATCGAACGTAGGTTGCAAATTCAGCAGGGGTCATGATTTATTGTACCACTTAGGCGGCTACAATTAATCCGTCAGAAGATAGTGGCCTCCAAAAACAGTAGTAGTCTAATTCTCCGGCAGTAATGTTAGCCGTGCCGACTGTTTGAATGATATCTAACCCACCACCAATGGGATGAATTTTAGGAGTCGAACCCTCACCCAGAGCAGGGGTTGAATCCACCCAAGCCATGTTTACATCAAAAGTAGTAGTATCGGCTATCTGAGCTAATAAAATAGCTGTGTTACCGACCAGTCCGGCCTCCAAAGTAGCCGCGCCAACTAATGAAACAGAACAAATCCCTAACAAATAAGCCTGAACATTGCCGGTGACTGTGAAAAGAGTAGCGGGATTTCCTGTACCACCGGTATAATCTCCTGGATCATTCACGGTAGCACCAGCAAACACCATGTTCTTTTCGGCTCTAAAAGGGAGAAGGGAATAGAGAGGTTTGCCTTGTCCGTCCAAATCCATTACGGCTTTATATATCATGGGGTTATTTCCCCCTTTTCTTTTCCAGTCCTTCCGGATTACACTCAGGGCAAGCTACTGCACCAGCAAAACCCACACCACTACAAACTTTACAATTTTTGTTTGTTTTTGCGTATTGTTTAACTTTCTTTTTAGTTTTCCCCATATTATTTTTAAGTTGTTATTGCAACAGCTCCACGATAATTTAATCCTGCATTGTAGGTACTGTAATCGAAACAAACATCGTCGCTTGCGTAGTTTATAAACCTATTTCCATCAATCGCCCAATCGCTTACCGCAGGAGTTGGAAGGTTAATTGCTATACAATTTCCACCCTCAACAGTGAAGAACAAATTGTTTAAAATCTGTCCCATTGGAGCAGTGGCATCGTAGCAGTCAATTGCAATCCAAGTAGCACCATTGCCAATAGTCGTAAAAGTATTGCCTCTAATTATACCTCTGGTAGCTGAAAGCCAATCAACCATTGGTACTCCAGCTGATCCACCTTTCCAAAAATCATTGTTTTCAATAACAATAGAATCGGCATCATGGGAAGCCGCTGTACCCATTTGAATAGCCTGAGTATTTGCAGATGCGGGAGCATAGAAATAATTATCGTGAATCCATACACCATAGCTTGCTGCCGTGTCTGATACTTTTATTCCAGTAGAAGTTGTGCTGTTATAAGGAGTAAGTCTAAATCCAGCAACTTCTACATTGTGAGCGCCATTAATACTGATAATGTCAGTATCTGCTACTCCGTGCATCCTAATCTCTGTTCGTGTTAAAGCTCTTCCTGGCCCCATTTGAGCCGCTAGAAGTTTGAAATTACTTTGAGTAATAGCAATGGTGGCCGGTTCTTCATTATATTGATTAGGAGCAACATAAACAACATCGTCATCACTAGCCGCCGCGACTGCTTCTGTAATAGTCTTAAAAGCTTTATCCCATGTCTTTCCATCCCCACTACCAGCAACATCTTTATTAACAAACCACTTATCACCAACAATATAGCCAGTAGTAAGATTCTGGGCATACACCGCAAAATCCGCAAGATACTTTTGGAGTCCTAAATTACCGTGTACTGTTTCTTGTGTTAATCCTGGTCTTTGCATGATTTTATTTTATTATAATTATTGTGCCGCGTCAAACCTCGGAGATAAAAATCCGATATTGTAAAAAGTATCAGTTAAGTGACCCGCGCTTAAAAGATCGGAGCTTGCATCAAAGTCTGTAGCTCCAGCGGCAACCTGTATTCTTGCATAACCAAGTGGAGTCAAACCTGTGGGAATGGCTGGAAGCAATGCTCCACCATCAGTAGAAGCAATGACTCCCATGTGGAGAGTTAGAGCATCAGAAGCATCAATACACACAAGATAGCAAGCCTCTTGAACCGAATCAGCATCAGCGGGAATGTCGTGGGTAGTAGCTGTAAAAGCTACCTCAGCACCGGTTCCAGTATAAAAAACTCCATTGTTTAGATATGCCGGGGAATTACCCATTTTAACTTTAGCGGCGCTACCGGTTCCAATAACAATCCCCGGATCGGCCAAAGCGCGGTACTTGAGATTCGTATTCAATTCATCAAAAACATCCATCAATTGCTGATGAGATAGTGATTTTGTTTTGGCTAGTGCTTCCATATTATTGTTCTGCGTCAAATCTTGGGGATAAGAATCCAAGATTGACATAAGCATCAGTAATCCAAGTTTCACTCAAATCATCTGTAGTTGCATTGAAATCATCCGTTCCGGCGGCAACTGTAACTCTTACATAACCAATTGGGGTTAGACCTGTAGGAATTTCTGGTAACAAAGCATTGCCAGAACCAGAAGCAATCTCTCCCATGTGTACAGTGGCAGTACCAGCGGCGTTCAAACATAAAAGGTAACAAGCTTCCTGGACTGTATCAGCGTCAGCAGGAATATCATGAGTGGTGGCGGTAAAAGCAATGTTGTCCAAAGCTGATTTGGATTTGAAAATACCATTGTGTAGATATTTAACAGTAGAAGTAAATTTAAACTGTGTAGCGGTAGCAGAAATAGCCAAAGTCGGAATAGTTAAAGCCCGGTATTTCAGGTTTGTATTCAGCTCATCAAACGTATCCATTAACTCCTGGTGAGAGAGTCCTTTTGTTTTATTTAGTACGTCCATAATTTTTCCTTTATTTAACCTAACCTGGCCTAACTATTATTCTGTTACTGCATGTTCTATTCTGCCGATCCAGGATTGATTTAATATTCTAGCAACGTAGGTAGCTTTCCAGCCACTTGTAGCTCTCTGATTAAGTGGATCCTCACCCGAACCCAAAGGTTTAACAATGTTTTTAAGAGCCTCGCCGGAAATTCGGGTTTGAGCATAAGCCCTTGTCCCGAAGATCAGGGTACAGTGAACGGTAGTAACTAAGGTTCCAGCTTTTGTTTTAGCTTCTGTAGTCATTAAGAACCTGACGTTAGATACTGCGCCAACCTCATCATCCATTACATTAGATTTATTCGGATATTTCTCAACTGGTGTCCACCCGGTAGCATCGTCTAAGTCAAAAAGAGTATCTTCACTTATGATTCCAATAAAGGATCTACCAACCGGTGAAGTGTTATATCCAGTGGAAGGATCAATCATTTTCATAACAGGTTTAGCGTTGTTTCCTCGAAGAGTCCTGACCATCTCTTTAACTTCGGCTCTATTCAATTTCATCGCTGGGCCAACCTCAGCAGTAGTAGTGGCTGTTGAAGCGTACTGAATAGTAGTGCCGGCGGAAATAATATCTCTACAAAGTGTGTCTAAAGTAAGACCAACCTGATCTCCCAAAACTTCCTCAGCTACGTCAGTCAAAACCGGATCATAGCTTTGCATGTCAACGATATCGGTCACGGTAACATAATCACCATATTGTAGAACCGTAGCGGTAAGGTCAGTCGTTGAAAGTTGTTTGCCGGCAGGAGTAACACCCTCAGAAAGAGGTGTGGTAGCAGCGGCCAATACTCCATATCTGCGGAATTTAACTACGTTTGTTCCACCCTTGCGTGGAATATCTTTGATTTGTGCAAAACGATTGTGGATGAGAGAAGGAGTTGCTCTATCAAGCAATAACTTGTTGTAAAAGTTATTAACCTCTGCTGGAATTTCTGTTCTTGTTGTTAGATCTGGCATGATTTATTTTTTATATAAAAAAAGCGCCTGGCCTTTCGACCTTGCGCTCGGTTTTTCCGTTACGACTAATCCCTTTAATAATAAAGGAAGTAAAACCAGCCTGTCAAGAAGATGATTATAATTCCAATCTATCGCTAACCGGCTTCCCTGTTTTATGATCTATTCTGTCTATCAAATGATCTTTCCCGGCCAACATCGTAGCACTCTGGGCATCAGCTATCGTATCAGCAACCTGCCGGGGAACTTCAACGTAAAGTCCATGAGGAACTATCCACTTAAAACCATTTAGCTGAACAGGAGTGTGCGCCCCTTTCATCAACACTTGTTCTTTTCTTTTGCTGATTTTATTAAAAACCCACTTTACAACTCCTGGTTCTTCCTTACCCTGTAAGGGGATCAAGATCCTTATTTTCTCCTGCTTCATTAACTTAGCCCTCATCGTTTCCTTTTTACTCATCCACTTTTTCTCATCCTTTTTTAATTGACCGGGAACAACAACATTAGCACGAAGAGTAGTAATTGTAGCGACAAGAGGCTTTTTAGTCTCAAAATTCTCAGCATCCTCTTCTGGCATCCCTAATTTAACTACTATTTCCCTTAATTCCTTTACTGTTAATTTCATCAAGTCTGTTGTTTTGTTTGACATGTTATTTTATTTTAACATCTAATTTATACGTTCCGGCCAAGTACCTCATTTCTTTTGGCATCCATCTCTTCTTTGGTAGCCTTACTCCAATCAACTCCTCCACCAGAGGGTTTTCTAGCAGTAGTACCACCACCCTGTGTATCCTTAGCCTTTTTAGCAGCATCTCTTTCTCTCTGCGCTCCTATTTTTTGCTGATCTTCGGCAGAAACAATCCGCATAGCATCCCTGGCAGTAAGATTAGGATGAACCTTCATATATTTCAAAGCGTTAGCTCTATATTTACCAAGTTCAGGATTTTCCCTAATTTGAGAGTCTACTTCTAACTGATCTTTAGCATCTCCTACACCTGCTTTTTTCAATTGCTCAGCAACCACCCGGCCAATTGCTTTTTTATCTTCCAAATCAACGTCATCATCATCGTCCTTCTTGCCATCATCTTTCTTCTTAGTCTCTCTCCTTGTTTCAGGTTCTACATCTTCCGGATCCTCATCTTCTTCCTTGAGAGTGTCTTTGTAAGTCTCTTTTTGCTCATCAGTAAGATCTTCTACATTCTCATTCAAAAACTCTTTCTGCTCATCGCTAAGATCCTCTTGAGCAACCTCAACCACATCATCCAAAACCAGTTCTTCATTGTTGTTATCTTCTTCTTTCTCTGTCATAAAAATATCGGTTTTTCCGTTACCTATTATAATACAACCGTCCTAACAGGATTGTCAATCTTCGCTTATTTTCTTTCTTTCCGCCTTCAAGCTCTCAAGCGTTGGATAAGGATCAGGATTAGGTTCTTCCACCTCTGTAGCAGAGAGTCTCTCTAACAAGCTCTCTGGGGTATCTTTTATCTTCCTGTAGATCCTTAGCCTGTCTCTAAGCCTCTCTGTTTCCTCTTCGGTAGCCTTTCCCCCCTTCACATTCTTTCCATCTAGTATAAGACTGGAAACATTCTTAATATTGGCCCGTAACACCTTCTTCATTAATAGCCAAAAAGGAGTGGTAACACCGACCTCAAAGGTGGCCCTCGCATCTTCTCTTTTTTTATCAGTATCGAATAGTGAATCTTTCATATCACGTTGTCGCTGCACCGGAAGTCTGACTTGGAGTTACCGGACTTGGAGTCTCACCAACAGTACCGGGAGTCGCTATCTGTGGTTCCCCAGCCGGCGGTTGAAAAGCGGTAGCCTCCTCATCTTCCGGAAAGAACTCCGGATTAGTTTTTTTAATACTTAACGCCTCTTCATGAGCTTTAATGTGAGCATAGGTAGCATTTGTATCCCCGGCCTTAGCATGCACTTCCAAATGGACATTGTGATCGTCCTCCGCTAATACCGGAACCGTTTTATTTTCATTCAATAAATCATTCTGATCCTCAGCAACCCTCTCATCAATTGTTGGAGGGAAAAGCCTATCAACTTCGTCTTTTTCTAACCCATTAAGCCTTCCTAATTTCTTTAATCCCCACCGTCTATTGGCAGTTGGCTCCTGTAAGGCGAGACTGAAATACTCAGTCAACTGAGTCCTCTCTTCTAGCTGTTTGGCACGATTCAGAATTTTACTTTCAATTGTTACGTCCGGATCTATGTTTGCAATTATGTTAGAACGAGTTAACTTCCTCCACTTTGCTCCAAATGCACCTTTAATCCTAAGTATCTTCTCGTCTATTTTTTCTTCAAAGTTATCTTTATAAAGCCTGTACCACTGTTGCCAAAATCTTTTCTCAGACCAACCAAAAACCTTAGCTGACAAAGAATAGCGGGTGGTCACATTTGAAGCAATCAGATTAGTTTCACCTAGCGGTCTATCCTTCTCTGACTGGATCCCCTGTTGAATGTCCGGAGTGGCAGTAGCCTTCTGAGCCGAAACGTCCAGGGAGTCATAGATGAAATTAAGCAATGCCAAATTCGGCCTAGCTTTATTCATAGGAACAATGGTGGTATTTATATTCTCTCCTTTAGGATCTACCGGAATAAACTTGTTGAAACCAAACTTCAAATTCTTTTTATTCTCAACCTTGTTAGTATCGTAGATGTACATAGGATAAAGATCCGCTTTCATCGCATCCAGACCCAAATTCTGGGCTACCGCCCTTGCTCTCTGCTTGTCCTCAGTTAAATCCGGGATAGACGTACCATCCCAATCATGAGAAGTAGGATAGAGAGGTCTATCAATTACCGGCCAAAGAACTCTCTTAGCCTTACTTTTCAAAACCTGGATCCCTATTACCTTGCCACGCTGATTAGCCAACCACACCTTTACCTTTTCAACCTTACCCTTCATTTCGTAATGAGTGTGCCATTCAGTTATGTCATATTCAGCATTAGCCCCTAATCCCTCCTCAGCATACCGTTTTTGGTTCTGTCTACCCTGCGCCGCATCCCTGGCCTCCTGAGCGTCCCGGAGAAGAGACTTTGTGCCACTACCCACCCTAATTCCCCTAAAATCATTGTCAAAAATATGAGAATGATCCTTGACTGCCCGCTTTGTCATTTTCACTTCCCTACCAAAAAATCTGGCCGCTCCCTTACCCATTCTGTTTCCGTTGATTGAAGTAGCCCTCGGATCTTTAAGAAAACTGAGAGGATCTAAAACCTCCGGAACCGGTAAGAAAATATGATTATCCGCATCTCTTTCCCATTCATGAAGTGCCAATAGTCCACGACCAAAGAACAAAGTATCCCAATCCCAAAAATAATCAGTCTCGTCCTTCTCCATGTCAACATAATCAATCTCAGCCATTGAATCAAGATTGTCTGCTGTTTCTTCATCCCCATCTTCTTTCCCACCAAACTCAACTGTCAATTTATCCACGTACAATGAGGCCAAAACTGTTTGATGAATAGTGAATAGGGTAGTGTCACCAACCGCTTTCTTGTCTCGTTTTTGGTTGTTGTAGAGCTTGAGCCTTATCCTCCACTCAAGTATTTTGGGTTGTTGATGTTTCCAGGCTAAATTATATTCAGATTGAACTTGTTTTGCTAGATCCGCATATTTGTTTCCAACCGACTCAGCCTTTTTAGGTTCCCCCACCTTTGGTAGTGTTTCTTTTTCCGGCATAGATTCAGTTTAACACTTTTTGTCTTCCGCTTTCAAAAATCTTGATAGTTTCCTTCGTCTTTTTATCCAATTTTCCACCAAGATGCATATCAATAGTTGCCACGGCTCCGGCCATAGTCATTGCCGCCGCTTGATTAACCTCATCCTTAGTCAAATCTTTCTTCCCCGGAGAGGGCTTGATTATCCAATAGGAAGAATAGAGCTGATCCTTATAAATTACCAAGTATTCAAATATCTCTATGTCAATTCTTCTGAGATAGATCATGCACCCACGATAGGGGATCGCTTTCAGCGTTGTGATTCGACCTTTAACCTTTTTTACCTTTGGTGTTTGAATTTTCTTTGCCACGTTTCCCTTCAAGAAGATCGCAAATTCTTCCATAAACTAACGGATTAATGTTAGCAACCTTACCTGCCCGATCTTTTATAAATGCTGCTGATTCTACAGATAACTGTAATTCCTTTTTTGCCAACCACAATTTAACTGAAAGATGATAAATCCTTCCCTTAAGGTCTGCCGTCAAAGGAACCGGCGCTCCTCTTGCTCCTAATTCCACCCCATTAATAACAGAATTTAACGCATCCCTGACAGTTAAATCCTTGTCCTTCTTCCCGGCCTTAATCATTTTCAGCGACTTATCCTCGTAGTCTTTCAAAACCTGCTTTAGGTTTATTTTCATGATTGTATTTTAACACATTATATTTTTTGTATTTCTATCCAAACCTGACAATTATTACCTCCGCTTTCGCTTCTCATTTGACAATACAATTCTGTTCCAGCATTAAAGATAAACTCTGTACCCGATGGGGCAGCCATAGCCCATTTCTTAACACCCCTAAACAAAATACGATCATGATAAATCGCACCAGAATTACCACTAAATCTTAATTCATGCCACTCAGTATCAACAGGTTCAACGTGAACACCCACAATCCTAAAAGGTTGATCTATCTCATTTTCAGAAGCAAATACAACAGCATCTCCCCAATCAGCCTCAATTCCTGTAGCCCCATCTCCAGCAGTTGCTAGTAATCCATTTAAGTCAACAGGTATTAATTCAATTGGGAACTGTCCATATATATTTGACCAAGAATGATCTTTCACCTCATCATCTACATTCTTTGTATTGCCGTGAAATAATATATTATCAAAGTGTTGTCCACTTCCATCATCAATATTTAAGGCAATTCCGTTAGCGTGAGAACAACCCCCAATATCAATATCCTTAAATACATTTTCGTTCGGGGCAGTTCCAACAATCTGAATCCCCTCAAGACAAGCATGAATGTGTAGATGCTTAAAATGCGAACAACAGAAATTATCTACTAAAATGCCCCTACAATAGGTAATATTACCAAGTACGTCTATATTCTCAACCCTAACGCGTTTGCCAGTTGAGGCGTGATCTAGGTGTAAACAAGTCTTTACTGAGGTTAAATCTTCACCAACAAACTGAGTATTTAAAACTCTTGATCCACCGTGAGTTAAAATTAAACCATTATTGCCAGTACCCAGATTGATGTTTAAACTTATAATTGCAACCTTGCCCGTGAACTTCATTACTGAAGTTGCTGTTTCATGTTCGTTCTTTATCTTTGCCCAATTCCTAAACGCGCCCTTTAGAATATAATTACCTGTCCATGTCGGATCACCATCAGTATTTATATCGTAGTTAGTTGCATGAGGAGAAATCATTATCAGGGTACAATCGCCCGGATCTGTACTAGCAACTGCTAGAGCCGCTTGAATTGTAGTAAACGCCCCACCCCATGTCTTTCCGTTAGTTCCTGCACCCTCTGGTGAAACGTAAAGAGTCTCAGTAACAGCCCTACCAATAATTCCCGTTCCTATTTCTGGTAAATGACTTATAAAACTCATATTAAAATACCCTCCAACCTTCTGTGGATTCAAATATAATTATAATGGAGTCCTCATCACTTAACAATTGAGTCAACTCCCCATTTATCTCCTCTGATCCATCCCCATCAATAGTTAAATCATTACCCGAACCACCACAATTAGTAATAAAAAATCTTTGCCCATCCACTCCTGCCGGGAGAGTCAAAGTCCAGGCCGCCCCATCAGTATCACAATAAATAGCATCATCGGTTACTAAAACAGTATAAGTAGTTGTTTCGCGAGTAGTGTTTACTATACGCCCACCAGTTGTATGAAGTTCCGCTAATGGCTCTGCCGTCCCAATACCAACATTGCCATTATCAAGAATAGTTATCGCTCCGGTAGCCCCACTGTTTGTTAGAAGAGTCTGTCCACCTGTTACGTCTGACAACACCGCAAGTTCACCAGAAGCATTTGGAAATTGAAAGGTTTTGTTGGCAGTAGCAATGTTATCCGACAAAAGAATGGCGGACTTTGTGCTTCCACCAGTCTTAAGACGAATCCCGTCAGTCATCTCAATCTGAAAATACTTACTCCCCACCGCCCCTTGTGATGAATTGAACAAGCCAACCGTGCCGTCAACAGCCAATCTCAAATTAGGCTCCCAACTTCCTGCCCCATCAGCACCGGTATTAGCCACAATGTAGCAAAGACCTTCCGTAATTACAGGATATGTGGTTCCCCAAACAGGATCAGTGTGAGTTGCCCGATACCCCAAAGATCTCGTCTTGGCAGTATCAAAATAAATTACCTTCTCATCTGCCATTCCCAAATCTCCGGACATGGTATCTCCGGCTTTTTCTACCCAGATATCACCTGTGCCACCTGCGATTAACCCAAGATTAGTCCTAGCATCACCAGCGTTATCCAGATCAGAAAGATCATTTAGTATTTGAAGATAGCGAGCATCTCCATACGTTCCTACCCTGCCATCTGTGTAGTAGAGGTTTGTACCCTCAGACAAATCAGTTGTGGAAAAAGTTGACAGATCATCTAGTACAGCCAATTCACCTAGTCCCAACCCTGTCCTGGCGTTTGCCGGAGAGGTAGGATTGTAATTCGTTCCATCCGCCATTAAAAAGAAATTAGCGGTATTGGTAGTCATAAACAAATCATTACCAGAAATAATCAAGTCCCCACCAACAGTTAAATCACCAGAAGTATTAATCGTACCATCAGGATTCATTACGAACTGATCGTCATTGACTCCAATAGCAGAATAGGTAGCCCACTCCATCCTGGTAGGTACATAATCACCAGAATCCCCTATTTGCTGAACTGACATGTAACAACCACCAGCAAATTCATCGGAATCATTAACACCCATATACTTGATGTTTCCAAGAAAAGTTCCGTCAAGTGTTTCTAGGACTGTTCCTGCGGTATTGCTTTGAGATTTACGAAAGTAAAGCCGACCATATCTATCGGGGTTGTCAGAATATTGATCTAAGTAAAGGTGATAAGATTCATCATCTACTGCCTGAATAGCCAAATCACCAGTAAGAGGACTATTGACACAATCTAGCCTAAGATACCTACTGTCTAAAAGTGCTATTGGTATTCCACCTATTGTTTTCATAGCTTAAACCCATACTTCTATTTCAACCACAACCCCGGCCTCAGACGAAGCCAGATATATTTTTTTACCGGTTATATCACTATCGTCCCCCCGGTACTCCAACCCCGCCGGTATCGTTGCGTAGGGAGCCGTTGGCGTTGCCACCTTGCCTGTTTCCCAAGCATATCGAACATTGAATAAAGTCCTGCACCTAACCCTAAATTCTCTGGTACTGGAAGGAAGAGCCTGTGAATACTGAGTGTCAGCGACAGTCAGAATTTTATTATAAATCGTAGGTTCTTTAGTTGGATTAGGCATCTACTTTATCTTACCACTTCGCGCATCTGCCACCGTTCGTTCAAAATCTTCTCTCTCCAAGCTTTTAGCATCAACCGGGGTATTCCCCAAAGGCTTAACAGCTAGTATCTGAAACTCGCCCTCAATCTTTTCCCTGTCAGTCATATCATCCGCTCCAACGTACTTAGTATTTGCCTTAGCGATCATCTCCACCTTAACAATCAAATAGTATTTCTTGTTTACCTCCCAACTTCTGACCTGGGGTAGCTCCTCTTGTCTCAAACTAAAACGTGGCAACCTTCTCCCTGGGGCGTGTATTGGCATGTCTCCGATCATAATTCATTGTATCAAAGTAAATCCCTCACCGCATCCTGCCCCTTATCTTCGGTCAACATAATACTCTCGCTAGACTCAAACCTGATTAGCTTTCCAGCATGCTTGTAAATAATGACTTTTCCAAACGAACACTTCCTAAGACACTTTAACAAGTGAGCTTCTTTGGCAGTGATTTCCACTTTTACCTTAACCTCTGGTTTTTCTGGGACAAGTGGGTTAGTCATAGGGATCCACAATTACTTCATTAATAATAGCATCCTGCTGTACTACCTTCTCCCGGAAACCAACACCAAAAGTCCTAAAAGCATCAGCCGCGTGACTTGCCCAATCATGCTTTGGTTTTAGTCTAAATACTTGATTCTCCTCATCCCACTCCTTGTGGTAACTTCTCAAAGCATTTAGTCCCCGCTCGCACTTTTCCTTATCAAACCAGCTCCGGCCAAGCATATTTCGACAAGCTTCTATTCCATCTTCAATAGGGAGCCGGGGTACTACCTCGAACCTGATACCCAACTTCCTAGCCGTTTCTAGCCGGCTTCTTCCGGTTGTTAATTCCCTGACCTTGATGTCATGAGGAGCATAGTGAGTTCCGTACACATACGGTTTGTTCTTTAAATACTTTACATAATAGTGAAGCCCCTCGCCGCTAGACTCAAAATAATCAATAAAATGCAATTCTTTCCCGGCTACCTGCATGAACCAAATACTCATCGAATCATCAATCCCCAGATCCCAAAAGGTATGAACCTCAGCGGCGGTGTCATACGGAACCTTAGTAATTCTTCCATCCTCCTCAGCCAACATCAACTGTTGGGCATAGTAAGCACCCTGGATCGGAACCTCAAAGCTACACATATATTCCTGTTGGTAGAGAGCATCATTGCCGTCCTTCGATATAATCTCTAACTTCTCTTGTTTTAAGATACGCTCGGAAATAGCCTTTGTATCCTCAACCGTCAAGACCTCTGAATACCAAACATCCGGAAACTTCTTGGCAAGCTCTAGCAACTGATAGCCGTGATTCTTTCCTCTCGGAGTATAGATGAAGGCCGCCCACCCATCATTCTCTGCCAAAATCGGTCTAATGAAGTCCCACGCCGCCGGATTGCACAATGCATACTCACTAAAAATACAACCAACCGGATTAACACCCACAATCGAATCAATCTTATCTGTACCGACCACCTGATAGATAGAACCGTTCATCATCTCAATTAACATGTCAGTATTATCAACACGCTTCCGGAGAGCTTTGGGAATGTGATCTGTAAACTTCATGCCATCCCTGTCCCGGCCATTCCAAATGACCTTCTTCCCCTGCTTGTACGTTGGAAAGAAATGGTAATACCCTCCCACCCTCTCGTACATCTTCTTCCCAGTGTGAGCTATAAAGGTTTTGTCTTTCCCGGAACGCCTATGCCAAACGCAAACAGCTCTTTTTACTCCCTCGTCCAACGCTCTTAAAACAGGAAGCTGATAATCGCGAGGAGTAAATTCAAATGGCAGTCTAATTTTTTCGTCTTGGTTTGGCATATTTAGTTATTTCAACCACCTTAACCGTATGCTCACTCTTCTCCGGCGCGTACTTACCTCTCTTCTTGTAGTACATGTCAATTGCAGTATTAGAAGCAGGAAGATTCTTACTCTGCATTATATTTTTGAAATGTCTTAACTCGACCCTTTTTTCCGTATACCCCTCGTCAGACAAAACTTTGTTGATATAACTCTCTATCTTAATGGATCTTAGGTTGTCTCTTCCTATTTGAGCGGCAACATTCGTAGCAACCACCCTTCTTCTCTTTTCTTTATCAGTTAATAACTTCCAGGGAATTTTACACAAATGCTTGTTCGTTATCGAATAAACCTCTAGGGCGGCAACCGTTAAATTTGAATCTTCCTCCAAATAAGCATCACACCAAAGTTTTTGTTTTGCCGTGAGAGTATGGGACTTACCATCAGTATCTTTGAATTTAAAAGGGAAAGGACTGATTCTTCTTTTTGGCTTGGCGGACTTCTTAGCCTTAGCCTTTCCGTTTTTCGGTTGTGGCTTCATGATCCAGTATAGCACCCACTCAGGAAACGTGGCTTAGATCAAGGCTAAGAATTGATTTTACGCGGAATCCGGAGAAACCACGATATCCTCAGCGGTTAGGGTGAAACGCTTGCCAGCAAAGTCGAAACTAAACTCTTCACCTGCAATAGCCGTTTCCGCAAAATCCTTGATGTTTTGCACAAACACCGGCGTATCCTCTACCGTAGAAAAGGGGACAGTACCACCAGAGGGATCCCCCGACACAGAACCAGAAGAAATAGGGGGAGGAGCAACGGCGCTGTTAGGTGGCTTGGCCTCTCTTACCGCCAACGGTCTACCACTCAGGTCAGTCTTATCAAACGTTTCAATGGCATGGCGCGCCTCGTCTTCCGTCAACATTTCAACAAACCCAAAGCCCCTCGACCTCCCGGTATCTCTATCCATGATGATGATGGAAGATACAACCGTTCCGGCTTGCTTAAAATGGTGAGCCAAATCATCAGCGATAACACCCCAAGACAAATTACCTACATATAGTTTTTTATTCAAATTACTTCACCCCCCCGCTTTAACTGATATTTCCTTACAATGATGGCAAATCAACAAAGAGGTTTGTTTTCCACAGTTTTTACATTTGTGGAGAACTTGCCACTTGAGCTTCTTTGTTTTAGGTTTTTTATTCAACGGATCGCCCTCCTGATCCCTCTTCCGGTGACAACCAAAACAAATCCAATCAATGTTTTCCTTAGTATGCTTACCACACTGACTCCGCCTGATCTTATGATCCGGGGTAAGAAGCCAATGGTTTCCACAATCTTTGCATGGCCCATAAACCTCTGTGCCAACAACATCATATTCACCGCTTTTTTTTAACTCTTTTACTAACCTTCTTCTGGCCCTTTGCCACGCTAGTCCCTTTTTTCCTACTCTTCTTATCATCTTTTGGTTTTACCTCCGGCAGAACAGCACTAATCACGATTTTGTTATTTTCGCCACGCACTTTATCAATAATAAGTATGTCCGGCATAAAACCAAACTGCTGTTGGAAATTAATAACTAATCGGTTTCTGCCCATCTTCTGCCCAGGCTTCCTGTCCTTGAATTTAACTGGTCGCAACTGCCTAACTTCCAACATTGGCGACTTACCTGTTATTTTTCTGCTCATGTTTCTCTAAACTCCCATTTTGCTCTATTTCTGAACTTGTGAAGTAAGAGCTTCTTCTTCAATTTATAAACTGCCGTTTTCATTCCTTTAACGTCCTCAATAATAACTATACCATCTTCCAAATAAGAAAAATCAGCAACGTAACAAAGACTCCGGATCTTCTTCCCCTCATACCGGAACCCTCTCTGTAGCACAAACCGGGGTTGTTGTTTTAATTGGCTGATCTCCTCCTCCCCTGCCGAATGATAAAGCTCATCGCATCTAAGAGCTTCTCTGTACGAATCATGAACGTGACCGTGACCACACCGAGACTTCCGGTTACGATACTTACTCTTTCCAGCAATGGCTCCTCTAAATTGTTTGATAGTTATTTCTTCCACTTAATCGTGAAACTTTCTAAAATGCTCCCTTCTTCTAACCTCATGGGGAGTTCCCCTTCTTTCATAATAATCAGCGTGTTCTTGCGCTCTCGTAATGGCGGTTCTCCTGTTTGCCATTGTAGATTTTCCCGCAAAAAACACCTTCCGACAAGTCAGACAAGCCGATGCTACACTCACAGCATAAATTGGCCTCAGGAGAATGGGTCTTACTCTCTGATGGTCTTTCATCCTTTCAGTCATAAATCATTCTACCACCACGCTTAAATTGTCAATGTTGCGGAGTGGAGAATCGAACTCCATCTAGTAGCTTATGAGACTACTGTGCCAACCAATACACTACCCCACATTAGAGATGCCCCACATACGAAATGCGAAAGCACCTCATGGTGGACACACTGGGAATCGAACCCACCTCCCTCGATGCAAACGAGGTGTGCAGCCTTTACACTTGTGGCCCATGAATTGTCAACAACTTGTGGCGGGGCAGATAGACATAAACAGTACCTATCAATCGTTTACATCCTTTCTAGCTCGGCAAGTTAATTACTTCTTTTAATATTGGAATGACCTCATAACAGAAGGTTCTCCTACTCTGCCCAGTCCACTTAGATAGTATCAAACTGCACCCCCATAAATTGTCAATGTTTTTGTAATGTTAATTGTCAATAAAGCAGGAGAGCTACCCCCACAAACATGCTAGACAGAATGCAGAAGTAGCAAATCCGAGTCCTCCAAAATCTGTGAAGATTTGGTCGGATACCCCCGCTTTCCCTACATTAACCTTATTTTTTAAAAGTAGCAACTAACACCGGATTGTTTGCGACATTCACCGCATCCCGGAACTCTTTTACAGTGTAGTAGGACAAGCCTAAAACCATGCCGAGGAACAGACCAACAACCAAGAAAAGAAGAACACAGACATCATTGAAAAGCTTGTTTTTATTCTTATATGGATTATCTTTGTGCATCTTACTCCTTATCCATCTTTATCAATCCGGCTTTTGCTGTCGGAAAGACAACCTTGATAGTTTCTACTAAATTATTAATCAAAAACTCAATAGCTTCCTTCTGAGTTTTGTTTGCCTTGACTTCTAGCATGTACATTCTGCTAAATTTATTTGTAGCCATCTGGATCTCCTTTCTTTACTAAATAATATTTGTGAACAAGATCAATTAACTCTGACAAACATTTTTGAACAATATCTATTGCCTCAAGCCTCATTTTAAAATCATTTTTTATTACCGGATTCCTGCTCCCCATTGAAATAATCACACACTTGGGGCCAATCGCTCTTCTTAATGCCACATCTACTGAATCTAAAACAAGAGAAAACCAATCTCTATTTTTACTAGCCATCTAAGCATCCTTTTTAACTTTTAATAATTCTTTTAAACCCTTAACAGTTAATCTCTTTACCGACCCCTTGACCCTAGTTTCATGTTCTATTTCCCCACACAGTTACCACGCGATTATCATCACTAAACCGAAGCCTAACGCCCTTTCCGTTTTGATTTGCAAATACTCCTACTATATCAATTTTCATTTTTTCTTTTTAACTTTTACTCTCCTACTCTTCGTCCTCCAATAAGGGGACTTGCACTGGGGACATACGTGGGGATCTGTCCGGGGAATCCACTCGTAGCCACAACGCTTACACTTAACCTTGTCCAACTTTATCATATTCATATAGTATGATAACAGATTAAACAAATTAAAGAAAGACCCGGATTATTTTTGTTATATACTAATATTAATGAAGGAACGTCAGATAGTCATTAATGCTCATGGGGACGTTAGAACCATTACCGACAAGCCTTCTCCTGAACTACGAGAAGCCCTGTTAAAAGAGCGCAGACCCAAGAATTTAGAGTTATTAGCCTCTGAGGTCGGATCAGGAATTGAGATCGTCAGGCACGCCATAGATCAGCTTAAAAATGAAGGGTACGGTATCGGCTCCCAGGGAGATATGTTCTTCCGGACTAAAGCCCGGAGGCCAGTAGGAGAACACGACCACTCTCATTTACACGACCTACACATGATGTACGGAGTCGTTTCAGATCCTCACCTTGCTAGTAAAAAAGAACGTCTGGATGCTCTTCACTATGTCTATGACGTTTTTGAAAAAGAGGGAGTTACGGAAGTTTACAATGCCGGAGATGTAACCGCCGGAGTAGGTGTTTATCGGGGACAAGAATTTGAAGTGAAGCATTTTGGGCAAGCAGAACAAGTAGAGTATTGTGTTGAAGAATATCCTCAAAGAAAAGGAATCACCACTCGTTTCATTACTGGAAACCACGACCTAAGACAATACGAGAGAGGCGGAATGGACATTGGTGTTCCAATCGCCCAGAGAAGAGTAGACATGGATTATCTGGGACAGATGGCCGCTTATATTCAATTACCTGATGGAATAGTAATGGAAATGGTACACCCGGACGGCGGTGGCGCTTATGCTCTCAGCTACAAGGCTCAAAAATTTATTAATAATTTGGCCCCGGAAGATGTACCAGACCTTTTAGTATTCGGACATTACCATTGCGCCTTCTATATGAAATACCGGAATGTCCACTTCCTTCAAGCTCCCTGCTTTGAAGATGCTAGTACATGGGCAAAGAGGAAAGGTCTTAACCCTACAATCGGAGGGTGGATGGTGGAGGCAACAATAGAAACAGGACAAATTACCAGATTCAAACCAGAGTTAATCGTCCCCAGATGAAAGCTGAATTTACTAACTCAACCGGCATGGTGTTTAGAGGTCAGGTAGTAGGTATGCGTAGAGAAAGAAGAATCAATGATGGGTTTAGAGATACGATGGTAGGAGCGTTCAATTCCAGTAGAGAGTCTAAGTTGCCAGCATTTGTGAGGATCAGGAACCCAGAAGGGACGGAAGCAGAAATACATCCATCAAGGGTTAGGTTTGGTTAATTCTTTATCCCCCTCGCTTGCCGGTTCGTTTCTTTTTAGTCATTTCTTCCTTTCTTTTAATTCTTTAATAATTTCCTTCCTGAGTTGGTTTCTAATTTTCTTTAGTGGAGTATTCCAAGCACCTTTCTTAAATTTTTCCATCTCCATTGAGGGGAGTTTTTTTATGTCTGATATAGGGTGGGTCATTTATTAGTCCCATAAAATGCTAATGCAAAGCCCCTGGGAGTAATTGCACGCCTTGCCTTTCTGTCTAGTTTCCCAAACCACTCTGGGGCAATGTCTTTGCTTTTCATGTAATCAAATTTACATCCGGTTGGTTTTATTGGGTTCCTTTTGGGTTTTTTGAAATATCCCCACAAAGCTGTCTCTTTCTTGTAATCGTCACCAAAATCATAAGGATTGAAAACAAACGCCGGCTTTCCCAGAAACCACTTTAACATTCCCCTGTTAGGGTTCTCCAAAGCCCAAAATTTTAGGGGTGAATATTTTTGCTGGTCACTGTTTAGTCTGTATTGACAGGCGTGAATTATATTAAGGCAAGCATTTACCAATTCCATTCCACTTTTTAGGTCTCGTGGTGTCTTGGCGTTGGTTCTAGCAAAGCTAAACATTGGACAAGGCGGGGCAGCCAAAATGCCATAAACCTTCCCGCCATCTATGGCTCTTAAAACCTTGCTGGGAAATTGTTGTGGTCTGGTTACGTTGTAATCTGGCAGGGTTAGGTTGAAAACCCTATACCCGCTTTCTTTATAAGGAAGGCTCCACGATCCGGTACCTCCACAGAGGTCTAAGATAATTTTTTTACTATTCCCCTTGTCTAGTTTCTGTTTAGTTATTTTATTAAGTAGTGTCATCTGTTTTTTCTTTAATCGTTAAGCAATGAATACAATAAAACCGAACGTGGTAATTTCCAGCATAATTCATTTTGAATTTCTTTTGGCGCAATTGTCTCCATTCGTGTTTGCATTCCTTATCTGGTTTCTTTAGTTGTTGCATAGATTTGCTCTTTTCTTGCATAGGTTTTGTGGTTTTATGTTTGGACATACTGGGGATGTCAAAATATTTTATTAAATCAGTAATCAAAAAGTCTATATTGTCACACTTAACTCCATTAACAAAAAGCAAATTTCTTAGACCTTCGTCTTTCTTTAGTTTTGTGGATTTGGTCATTTCTTCCTTTCTAACAACTTTTTCTCTTTTAAATATATCAAGCACTTAGCTCTAGCATTGGCTTCGGTCTTGGCTACTTGTCCAAAAACCTTTTTCTTTTTATTTTGTGAATTGTATTGAACCACCCACTTAAGCGATAGGCGATAAGTTTCAAAAAAATATTCGTTGTCTTCTGGTAACTCCATTGGCAACTTCTCTCCTAATTCAGCAACAGTAAAGGCAGAATGTTTTCCCCTTTTGTCTGTAACAGCAGTCACTAATTTCCATGTTGGAAGATTAGTTTCTCCTTTGAGGGCATAGAAACTCCAATACCAATAACTATTCTGTTTCACCCCCAACTTCTCCAGTTTCCTAGCTAACTCTAAACTACAAACTTGATTTTCTAGTTTCATTTCTTCTCCTCCAATTCTTTTATAATTTCCTTTCGGAGTTGGTTTCTGATTTCGGCTCCTACATTTTCAAATTCACCTTCTGGAGTGAAGACAGAACCCCCTTCTGTTTCCGTCTGCATGCTCTTCAATTTCTTTATGTCTGATATAGAGTAGGTCATAAGATATTTTTATTCCAAGCTATTTTAATTAGCAACCCCTCTAGGATAGAAACATAATTGTCATTTTCTAATTCATGGAGTTTAAAGCGATAAGCCATTTCTTCATTTCCTGCCCAACGTGGATTTTCTCTAAGCCAAACCTCTACGAGGCCTATTTTGTTGGGCAGTTCTTCCTTTTTTATTATTCCCTTGGGAGCAACAAAATAAAATTTGGTACAATACTTTAGGTATTTTTCCCATTTCTTGTCGTTCAAAAAGTCAGTACGACTTAATTTAATTTCGTAACCTATCGCCTGCTTGTTCCACCGATTAAATTGGTAAGCATCAATTCTAATTTTACCTGAGTTATAGGGAGAAAACTCTGTAACAGTTATGTCACTACCACGATTAACCATTCCCCCAACAATGTGTTTGTTGATATCGTCAACAGTAATACCAATTCCTGCTGTTTTTTTCCCCTTATCTGGTTTCATTCCACCTTCTCCATTTCATCAGTAATTTCTTCTAAATGATTCTTGATTAACTTGTCTAGTAACCAAAGTTCCCAGCTTGAAACTGCCCAAGTAATTTTTCCAATGGTTAAAAACCAACCACTTCCTTTTGCTTTAACTAGTTTTACGTTTGTCATTTTAGCCTCACAACAACATGATAATGAGTCATATACACGTTGTCTGTTTCTTTAACAACTCGGCAAGAGTACCCAGCATTAGCCAAAGCAATAACTAGGTTTTCCCTTTCTTGTTGGTCTTGTATTTCAAATCGTATTTCTTTCTTTTTCATTCCTTTCCCTCCACTCCAAATTGTTGGTTAAGTTTGGCTAGGGCTTGGCGTAACTCCTTTTTTGCCAAATTGTATTGACTATTACCGTAATTCTCTCTCTGCCACCTTGCATCAGGATATTTTGAGTTTGGCTCTACGGTCCTAAAATCCTCCACCACCTTCTTTACCTCATCAGCATATTCTTTTAGGGTGGATTGGATGAAGGCGAGCTGTTCGTCAACGGTCATATTCCCCAAGTTGGCTCCCTCTAATTCATAACGATACTTTTTCTCCCACTTACTCATTCCTTACTCCTTTTGTATTTGTTTTAATAAATATTCTAAAAATTGTTTAAAATTCATTCTCCAAATTGGGTGTATTTTAAATTTCCCTCTCTTGTTTTGTGTTTTCATTCCTTCTCCGTTCTGTTTTTTAATTCCTTAACAATCTTCCTCTCTTCTAGCCAATTCTCTGGAGCCAAGAAAATAGTCCAAAAAATAATCTTGGTTTTCTTCCACAAATTAGCTTTCCTCCATCGTTCCTTTTTGTGTTCTTGAAGGTTCATTCTTCTCCTCCAAATAAACTTCTAGTAATTGGAATACTTGCTGTCCACCTTCTTGTTGGGGGTAGGGGGCAATCTTCTATTTTTCCTTGCTTGCTGACTTCAAGAGTTTCGTTTCTAATTCTTATTCTTCCATCATTTAGACTGGTACAACGATACTCTACACACTCACAGTGGGTGTAGTCGGGGAACATTTGTTCCTCTGTTAAGGGAACTCCTGTTATTTGTTCGTAATGGTCGCTAAGGTCAAATTCATTCATTTTTCCCCTTTTCTTTATCTTCACTTTTAATCAGTATTTTCTCTCCACAAATCAAACAAATAACAAAACTGTCAATAATTGGGATACTTTTGTATTCCCGCGATCCTCCAGGACCGGAGAATAAATTTCTCAAGGTTTCCGTAGTCATCACGCTCTTCAAAGATTCTTCTTTAATAATATCGGCCTTTTTAAAATCAACTTCGTGGTAACACCCTCTGTATTCATGATAAATTTTCATTTTTGCCTCTTTTTCCTCTCTAGTAAATGTTCTATGAATTTCCGTAAAACATTTCCATCAAAAATGATAGTATCTTTTTCCCAGTCGGGATCCAATCCAAATTCTTTCTCAAACTCCTTCTGCCACTCCTTTTTTTCTTGTTTCATCCCTTTCCCTTCAGTTACCATCCCGCCCCCTAATTCTTTTCTCTCCCTCTTTTTCCAGGAGCCGGTTGGCGTCCACCCTAAGAAGCCGTATAAGCTCCTCAACGCAAATTACAAGAGCAAGGGTAGGGCCACCATGTCCTTCTTTCTCTAGGGCGGCGTCCCGAGCTTGATCGGTGTATTTACTCAACCTTCCCAAACCATTAACCCGGTTCCTTAACCAACCGATTCTTTTCCGCTTTTTCTCACCTTTACTCTCATCAATGTGGCGTGGATCTCCAAGCATTCCTAAAAGTAAATCCACATACCCACTCTCCATACTTCCGGTGTTACTAAAATACCGATTTGCCCTAACAAATTTTATTACTGATTTCCTGTCTACTTCTTTCATTCCACCACCTCCCACTCAATTGCTAATACCCCAACACTTAACGAGGCGAGTTCTTTAAAAGCAGCAGAAGACAGATCAAATTGCCTTCCGTACTTTTCAAACCCGCCTCGGTCGTTGATAGTTACGATAACAAAAGCATCACTAAGGCGACTTGAGACCCTAACGCGAGTCCCAAAAGGAAGCTCATTGTGAGCAGCGGTGAATTTATTGCACCAGAAATAGTCTCCACTAGCTGTTTGTTTCCCCTCAAAACCCTCACAATACCAAGACGCCATCGCTGTCCCAACCTCTTTAGCCGGCGGGGTAGGGGTAGGGACTGGCGTGGGCTGTACCCCTGACAGTGGATTGAGTAATTCTTGCTCTTGTTCATGTTCATGCTTTCCTCCTGTTAAACCTAATAAAAATGAAAAAAGTATTAAGACTGTCAACCAAAGAATTGCGAGGTAGTACCAAATAATTTTATTAGCTGTCCGGTTATTCATTTTTGTTTTAATTTCTAAAGTAGCGGGA